ACTGTGGAAAGTATCCACGGCGCCAGTTGTTAGCACCATCACAACATATAATCATTTGCCCATATTGATCGCGGAACTTTTTGTTATACATGCGTACAGAGTTAAGCATCATATGCCTAAGCATATTTTCATCGTTAACTTTGTTTACTGCAATTGTGGCAACAGCGATACCACTAAAATCCATGAGAATCATAATAGCTCCTTCTTAATTGTAGTATAATTATACCACAGTTCTTTTGAAAAGTAAACTATTATTTTGCGCATTGTCTGGGTAAATGACTTGAATGTATTTTGCAACCTATGAACTCATTGTAGTAATCATCGCGAAGTAAGACGTCATGTTTAAATTGAAGCTTGGCTTCATAGTATGACATCTCACCTTTAGTTCTACAAAGTATTAGGATCTCTCTTTTGTAACTATCTTGCCCTCGCTGTTCAACGAGTAATTGAAGTTCTTTATTAGATCCATAATATTCTCGCCAGTCAGACTCGACTTTGGTTCTTTGCCGTCGAGTTCTTTTGCTATTCTTTGGTAATACTTTAGGCCGCCAGAAGTTCTTTTTACCGATATACTTTTTGTTTGTATCCAGTTCTGTGATAAGGTACACAAATCCCTGGTAGTCATCTGGGGTTTCATCGTAAGGTTGTTCATTATATAACCACATACATTTATTTATTCATCTTCATATAGCACTGGTTCAGTAGGTGCTCCACATATTGGACAATGTTCTGGATAATCATATGTAAAAACTTTACAAGTATTATCACATTCCTCGCACTCAATTAAGTAGACGTTTTCCACAGTCTTCCTTTATCTCTAGTTTTCTATCATCTGATGCAGTGTACCATTCTACAATCTCATCATCAGTTCGACCACAGCCTATGCATATATTATCTTGTAATACGCATATGTTTTGGCAAGGTGATTCGATATCAGAAGTCAATTTCACAACCACCGGCTGCGCATGCTGAGGCGCCCATGGTATCTACATCAGTGAATACTTGTTCTGTAAGATCCATGTTCCAATTGACGGGTTGTAAATTCTGTTGGATTTTATTCCACTTGTGAAACAGGTATGAATCTTTCAAACAATGTTCTGCCTCTTTTGTATCACCTTTAAGATAGTTGTTTGCAAAGTTTTCAAATCTACGATTCCAGTCTTGTCTTGCAGAATTTTCTGAAGATTCAAGAGATATGTCTAATCCCATACCTTGTGCAGTTGAACATGCATCCCACAGATTAGGATATACTTTCATAGCGTCGACTACAAGACCCGATGCAAAGATTGCGGCTGGGCCGTATTTCTTTACCATCTGCTTATCATCAATTACTGCAGTGTTTGGCGCTTGATTAAAATCTTTGTCGCCCGACATACTTAAAAAAGAAATGCCAGAAAAGGAATAGCGATTTTCAAATACGTACTTCTCTACTTCGTCCCAATCATCAACAATAATAGTATTAGAGACATTATGACGAACACCTTCATCAGCGCAAAGTTCCTCATTTGTACCAGCAAGGACCCAGTGCTTTTGTGCTTTTGCAACCAATTCCAAATGCTTGACACCATACAGTTCTTCCTTATACATAGATCCCTTGTGTGGTACGATAGGAAATGATATGACTACGTCCGTTCCGTTTGCCGACCATACTGACTCTTCTACCATGTAGGGATTTGACTTTACAATTGCCTGAGTAATTTCAGACTCTTTGTTCATTTGGATGTTGCGAATATACTTCGGCGAATGCTCTGCATGGATGCCAGACGCGGTCTGGAGAAGGACTGAAGCATTGCCGCTAGGCTTAACGCAAGTAGTCCGAGCGGCAGCATTAATACCAATAATATCTGCGACAGTTTTGTTAACATCTTTGACAATTTTTGCACCTTTCTCTAAAATCTTTTCATTGAATAGAACATCAGGATTGTTCATCCATCCTGTGACTGAAACACCGAGCAACGCTTCCCTGTCAAAAATTTCTTTCGACACTGGTGATATAAATTTAAAGTCGGTGTAGCCGGCTTGTAATGTACCGAGGATAGACGCTGCGCGGCATGCCTTATAAAAGTCTTCCTCGGTATGGCACATACCACCGTTGATCTCGGTAAGGTTACAACCCTGCCATCCGGACACGCCGTCCTTCTGAGGATACATACCGATTTCTACACAAGGATTTGTTGTGTGTTCTTTTGAGGTGGTAAAATAGAATCCTGGTTCTCCAAATGATTTGACTGACTCCATGATCTTAGCAAATGTGTCAGGGGTTGCTTCATCGCGTACAATCACTGCCGAGTTGTTTGATCTGCCTCTTTGTGCATTATCTATGAACCAGTTACCTGTTTTTGCTGTCATCATCTCTTCATCTTCCGGTGAGAAAAGACAAATAGTAGCAGACCTACGAACACCACCTGACAAGACAGCGTCTGCAGCGTGCATACAAATATCGTACACCTGAATGGGACGAAGAGATACAGGACCTTTGGAATCAATAACTATATTTTGTAAGATAAGTTCTATTTTATCTAGCGAACGACGTAAACCTTCTGGGCCTGGCGCTTTGAATCCACCGGATATTTTTGCGCCTTTTGGCCTGATCTGTGTAAGATCAAAGAAAACTCTACGTCCTTCAAAATCTGGATGTTTACCACCGCCAACGAAGTAAGACGACAAAAGGACGTCCAAAGCTGAAGCCCAACCTTCAATAGAGTCTTCAACAATATAACCTTTTGCTTGCTTTGTTCTGTTTTTAATTTGAGGAAGTTTCGCTACGTGATGTTCTTGTACAGAAAATCCTGCACCAGCACCACACAATAAGATATAAAAATATTCACCAAAAAAATCTGGACGATCAGCATAAGAAGATGTACAGTTATACATTCTCATCTGATGTTTTAAAAGTTGTTCACCACCAAACTGTAGGGCGCGCTGTGCACCGAGTACGCGCTGTTCTTTATATGCAGTACGAGCTTCTTCGATAAAATCTTGTAACTTGCCGTTTGACTCTTTATAATTATCTAAGTGCATTTCCATTACGCGGTCAACTGCTTCGTTCCAAGACTCATAGCCACCGTTTCCATACTCTTTGAAACGTGAATATCCATCATAAAATTTTGTCTGCGATAAAAACTCTCGCGTGTCTACATTCGGTGTAGCCATGTTCGTACCTCAATATCTGATTGTTTGTTTTTCTGGTAGTATTATATATCAAAACGCAGAGTTTGTAAACCCTTAAATTGTGGCTTCAGGGACTCTGCGTCTAAAAAAAGATATTTATTTTTTTAAGTAAGATCAATGTTTACATCATTGCAATATCATTATCTTCATCTTTAAAATGTATGTCCAACATATCAATTCGATCTGTGGCTGCAGCCATCTTGTCTAGCTCTTCTTGTATAGCCTCTACAATATCACTGTGTTCGCCGATACCTACACTTTGTTTCATGTAAACCATAATATTAGTTTTAGCACGTTCTAGTTCACCTTCTGCGTGCATACGTGCAGCTTTAATTAATTGTTGTTTCATACAACTCATTTTTCTTCCTCCAATAATTTACTTTCATTAAATTCATTTAGACCATCTATTTTGCAGTTGCGTTTACGATGGCCATTCCACGCCATAAACCCACCAATACGTAAAGCCCAGTATGCCAGGTTATTTAAAAAATGAAAACCATTTTGTTCGATGTTTATATCTCTAAAGATTTCATCAGCACGTTTTTGTGTTAATACGCCCATAGTTTCTTTTTTATATTTTCGTAGTAGTGTTTCATATTTATATGCATAGTCATGCACCAGTCCACCCATAAGTAGCACACCTGTAGGTGATAACCATGTGTGTAAAAACTTAGGAATAGAAGCACCATCAAATACAAAGCCGGCTGGTATTACATACCATTCGCCGTCGACTTTAAATGCCCAATCAGACGCTACCATCCAGTGTCTAGTACCCGTTATCCACATCCACAGTGCACCCCAAAAACCTTTGCCTGCTGTAGGTATCTTGATTGGTTTCAGCTGAGGCATTTCTACGTAATCAAATCCTATAATATCTTCATCACAATCTACACCTAGTAGATTTATCAACCATCCTATTATGATTAGTATACCCACAACAGTAAACTGCCACCATGTCATGAGTTGATCTAAAATGAAAGACATCATTCTTCTTCCTCCTTATCTGTTACAGCATCTTCGTAGTATATTATAATGTTTTTCTGTTGATTAATATATCGTCGAAGCTCTGCAACATTGAGAGCTAAGTTTTCGTAATCTTTCATGGACAGTGCAACAAAAGCAAGCTCACCATTTTCTTCGGTAAACTCTTTCACAAATTCTTCATAGATCTCTTCGTTTACTACGTAAACTCGAACATCATTCAGTTGTACTGGCTTCGGTCTCGCTACCGTTGGTATCGTCACTTTCTCGATCTTGGTTACTGTCTTGATTTCCGCCGGCAGTCTTAGGCTGCTGCAGCCACTCAGGAACAGGACGGCCACCGTCGCCACCAGTATCGGTAGTGATGTCACGCCAGATTTTAGCAGTTGCACCATTCATTCTACCTTCTAAGTCTTTTGCATCTGTTAATGCATCTTTGACTAGATTGAGTTGTTGTAATTTATTACGGAGACTATCTCCGTATTTTTCAGCTTTTTGCAAATCTTCTTGTAAAGATTTATTTAAAGCACCTAATTTTTCTTGATTTTCCATAGCCGCGTCAAGACTAGCAGCCGCAGTTTCAACGGCTACTTCGAGTTGAGCATTATTTTCTGTAAGGATTGCAATCTTATTTTGTGTAGTGTCATAATAATATTTAGCACCATAACCTATTCCACCAAGTATTGCAATGATAAAAATCAAAATGTATATGCGAGTCATTAACCTATACCATTGTCCTCAATATACTTTCTAAAGCGTTTTAGTAAGACAGGCAACTTGTCTTTTTTTCTACGCCTATCGTGCATAGTCATAGTACGTATACGCGGGCCCATTGCAGTATCAGCAGGGTTAGGTATAGCGCTAGTATTTACAGTAGGCATTTCACTCATATCTTCACGTCGACTCGTAGCTTGCGCTTGACGTAAAGCGTCTTGTGTAGGTGCACCCTTCTCACCTTTCTTACGCATACGTTCACCAGAGCCGCGTTTGATTCTCTTCTTCTTAGCATTAATATTTGCCCAGAGGCCTGGTTTTTTCTTCTTAGCCATTTACGCCTCCTATGCGTAAGGAGAAGTACCTAACAGGCTCGTATCCCATGCAGCTTTTAATTCTGCAATAGTCTTAGCATTTGTAATTGCAGATGCGGCTGGTGCATCGCGTAGTGATTTCTTTTTATTTACTGAAGCAGTCTTAGCAGATGCATCGTCTGCTTCCAAAGCTTTCATATACACAACGTCTTCTTCCTCGAGCAGAGGCTTTCTTACTTCGCGTATTTTATCTTTAAAGATAGTTTTTGCAGTAGCAAGATCTTCTGATATTACTTTTCCGTCTAGTGTCCATGCATTACGGAAATGACGATCAGATGGTACCGTTGCCGAAGCTGCATCAATAGACTTGCCGTCTTTATCTACGATTGTTGTTGCCATTAGTTTCTCCTATGCGGCTTCTAAATCTTCGGAGATACGCCAAGCGTTTCTCCATTCTCTAGTTGATGGTAACTGTTGTTTTCTACAAATTACCATTTTCGGTTTATTTCCTTCATCCCAAGTTTGCCATACTTCTCTTGGTATGTCTTTCATAATTAAATATTCAATTGCTTGCTCTTCAGTCATTGGTTCTACTGGATCTGTTTCATGCAGTAGATAACCGCGTGTATGTTTTTTAAAGTCTGGCTTAGCCTCATCGTCAGCCAGTTCATGATAAACCCACACCGGCGGAAGTATACCACCCGCTTGTGCGCACGCCATCCAGTTTGGATCGGGCACAAGAACTTTTGCAGGCTCGTCAATGTTTTGTTCATATACTACGCGATAATCACTTTGTATAGGCTCTAAGTTTTCTTTTGCCCAACATAATCTATCAAACAAATGTGTATTCTTAAATTCAGGTATTTTCATTATTTATCCTTATGATGTTTTAAATGTTCCGTCATCAGTAAAAGTGTATACGTTAAAGCCACTACCATCGCTGTCGACTGTTACAGTACCCGTTGTTGTAAGAGTTGATGCAGTTTTTAAGATACAAACTCCGGACCCGCCATTTGAGATTGTTGATGCTGAGCCGTGAGCATATCCTCCACCACCTCCACCACCTCCGGTATTGGCAGTACCTGGAGTAGCCGCACCATTATTTATATTTCCATTACCTCCGCCGCCTGGGCCACCACTACCAAAACCAGCATTATGTGATCCTCCTCCACCTCCGCCGGCGTAATACGTTTCAGTGCCAGTAATAGAATATCGTAATCCACTACCTCCGTTAGAATGGTTGGCACTACCTGCTTCTGCAGATCCACCCGGACCTCCAGCGCCACCACCGCCCCCAGCAGGTGAATTACCGATTTCTAAACCGACACCTCCTGGAAAGCCTTGGCCGGGCACATTA